GATTGATCTGCGCTTTCGGGCGCGTGTCACGGACGACTAATGACGCGCTCGGCTACGGACGACTAAATCTCAATGCCCTAAGGGCACATATCAGGAGTAGACAGAATGGCTGTTCAAGCAGGTAAAGACCTTTTGGTCAAAGTGGACATGACGACAGATGGCAATTTCGAGACGCTGGCGGGCTTGCGTGCCACGCGGATCAGTTTCAATGCGGAAGCGGTGGATGTGACGGCGCTCGACAGTGCGGGCGGCTGGCGCGAGTTGCTGGCGGGGGCGGGGGTCCGCTCGGCCGCGATTTCGGGGTCTGGCGTGTTCCGCGATGCGGCCACGGACGAGCGCGCGCGCCAGTTGTTGTTTGATGGTTTGACGCCCGATTTTCAGGTGGTGATCCCCGAATTCGGTGTGGTGCAGGGGCCGTTTCAGGTGACCTCGCTGGAGTATGCAGGGCAATTGAACGGGGAGGCGACATACGAGCTGTCGCTGGCATCGGCGGGGCAGTTGCAGTTTGTGCCCTACGTTGATCCGGTCACGCCATAATGGAAAACCGCTGGAGGGGAGAGGTGGGACTGGTCGTGGATGGCCAGACCCACCGAATGCGGCTGACGTTGGGCGCGCTGGCGGAGCTGGAGGAGGATCTGGCCGAGCCCTCGCTGATGGCGCTGGTGCAGCGGTTCGAGGGCGGCGGTTTCAGCACGCGCGATGTGTTGGCGCTGCTGTGCGCGGGTTTGCGCGGCGGGGGTGTGGATATGGACCCTGACGTTTTGGCGCAAGCCGAGATTGGCGGTGGGCCGATGCGGGCAGCACAAGCGGCGGCGGAATTACTGGCGCGGGCGTTTGTGGTGGCGCCTTGAGCGCGGGTTTTGACTGGCCTGCCTTGATGCGTGCGGGGCTGCACGGCTTGCGCCTGAAGCCGGATGAATTCTGGGCGCTGACCCCTGCGGAATTGCAACTGATGCTGGGCAGTACTCCGGCCAACGCGCCGATGTTGAGTGACGGGCTGGCGGCCCTGATGGCGGCCTATCCTGATAAGATAAAGGATCATGAGAATGAGCAGTGATGACGGTTTTGACGATCTGGCGACAGATGCACAAACGCTGAACCAGACTTTGGGGCAGACGAGTGTGCTGGTGTCCGGTTTTGACAGCGAATTGCGGCGGATTAGTACATCGCTGAGTGCAACGGGCAAGGATGTGGCGACGCTGGAGCGCGGCCTGAGCCGTGGATTGCGCAAGGCGTTTGACGGGGTGGTGTTTGACGGCATGAAACTGTCGGACGCGCTGAGCACGGTGGCGCAGTCGCTGTCCAACAGTGCGTATAACGCGGCGATCAAGCCGGTAACGGACCATTTTGGCGGTCTGTTGACGCAAGGCATTGGCGGATTGGTGCAGGGGATACTGCCCTTTGCCAATGGGGCGCCTTTCAGTCAGGGGCGGGTGATGCCGTTTGCCGATGGCGGTGTGGTGTCACAGGCCACGCATTTCGGCATGCGCGGCGGGATGGGCGTGATGGGTGAAGCAGGGCCAGAGGCGATTATGCCGCTGGCGCGCGGGCCGGATGGCAAGCTGGGCGTGCGCGCAGGGGCGGGCAGCGGTGGGGCGGCCACGGTGGTGATGAACATCACGACACCTGATGTTGCGGGCTTCCAACGTTCGCGTGGGCAGATCGCCGCCCAGATGAGCCGCGCACTGAGCGCTGGCCAGAAAAACCGGTAAACGAGGGGATTTGCGATGAGTTTTCACGAGGTACAGTTTCCAGCCAACCTGAGTTTTGGAGCGCTGGGGGGGCCGCAGCGGCGGGTGGATGTGGTGGCTTTGGCCAATGGCTATGAGGAGCGCAACACGCCTTGGGCGCATTCGCGCCGCGTCTATGATGCGGGGCTTGGGCTGCGGTCGCTCGATGATGTCGAGGCGGTGATTGCGTTTTACGAGGCGCGCTATGGCCAGATGTACGGGTTTCGCTGGAAGGACTGGTCGGATTTCAAATCCTCCAAGCCGTCGATGGCGATTGCGCAGGGCGACCAGCAGATTGCTACGGGTGACGGGGTGCGCACGCAGTTCCAGATCATAAAGACCTACCGGTCCGGCGGGCACACCTATGCGCGACCGATCACCAAGCCTGTGAAGGGCAGTGTGCTGGTCGCAGTGGAGCAGGACGACAAGCGCGAGAGCGTTGATTATACGGTGGACGAGACCACGGGAGTGATCACGTTTTTCAACGCACCGGACCCCGATACGCGGGTCTATGCGGGCTATGAATTCGACGTGCCTGTGCGCTTTGACAGCGACAGCTTGTTGACCAATATCGCCAGCTTTCACGCAGGGCAGGTGCCGGATATTCCGGTGCGCGAGGTGCGGGTATGAGCGCGGATTTCAATGAGGGTCTGGCCGCACATCTGGGCGGCGGGCTGACGACGGTCTGCCATGCTTGGGCGATTACCCGCAAGGACGGCAAGGTATTTGCCTTTACCGACCATGATCTGCCGCTGAGTTTTGCGGGTTTTGAATTCCGCGCTGATACGGGGCTGAGTGCGCTGGCGCTGGCGCAATCGACGGGGCTGTCGGTGGACAACTCCGAAGCCATTGGCGCGCTGTCGGATGCGAGCTTGCGCGAGGACGAGATCGAGCAGGGGCGCTTTGACGGCTCCGAGGTGCGCGCGTGGCTGGTGAACTGGGCGGATACGGCACAGCACTGGCTCAACTTTCGCGGCCATCTGGGGGAGCTGACGCGTTCTGGCGGGGCCTTTCGTGCGGAGTTGCGCGGCCTGACTGAAGGTTTGAATCGGCCTTTGGGGCGGGTCTATCAAAAGCCATGCTCGGCGGTGTTGGGGGATGGCAAATGCCTCTTTAACATCGCACAAGCGGGCTATGCGCATGCGGTTGCTGTGCAGTCCGTGACGGGCGCGCGGCGGTTTGTGTGGGAGGGGTTCGAGACCTTCGATGCCGACTGGTTCACGCGCGGGCGGTTGGAAATCCTTGACGGTCCGGCACAGGGGCTGTGGAGCACGATCAAATCCGACCGGACCATCGACACAGCGCGTGTGATCGAGCTGTGGGAACCGGTGCGCGGGCTGGTCAGCACAGGCACGCAGGTGCGGCTGGTGGCGGGCTGCGACAAGCGGAGCGAGACGTGCCGCCTGAAGTTCAACAATTATGATAATTATCAGGGCTTTCCCGATTTGCCGGGCGAGGATTGGGTTGTGTCGGTGCCCAGTAGCAAAAACGTCAACAGCGGCGGATCGTTGAGATGAGCGGCGCGCGCATCGTCGCGGCGGCACGCGGCTGGATCGGGACGCCTTATGTGCATCAATCGGCAGTGCGCGGCGCTGGCAGTGATTGTCTGGGCCTGATCCGGGGTGTCTGGCGCGAGGTCTACGGCGCCGAGCCGGAGGCTATTCCCGCCTATTCGATGGACTGGTCGGAGCCGCAGGGCGAGGAGCGCCTTTGGGCGGCGGCCCTGCGGCATCTGGCACCTAAGGCTGTGGCGCAGGCGGGCGTTGGTGATGTGCTGTTGTTCCGCATGCGTGATGGGGCAGTGGCCAAGCATTTGGGCGTCCTGTCCGGTACCGGTGCCGCACCCCGCTTTGTCCATGCCTATTCGCGCCATGGCGTGGTCGAGAGCGCGCTCAGCGCACCGTGGCGCCGCCGTGTGGTGGCGTGTTTTGAATTTCCGCAGGAGGTCATCTGATGGCAACGATATTATTTTCAGCAGCAGGCGCTGCCGTGGGCGGCTCGCTTGGGGGCACGTTTGCGGGGCTGTCATCGGTTGCCATCGGGCGTGCGGTGGGGGCGACGCTGGGCCGTGTGGTGGATCAAAAGATCCTTGGCAGCGGTGCGCAAGCGGTGGAGACGGGGCGTGTGGACCGCTTTCGTCTGACCAACGCGGGCGAGGGCGATCCAGTGACGCAGCTGTACGGGCGTTTGCGCTTGGGCGGTCAGGTGATCTGGGCCTCTGACTTCGAGGAGGTCAGCAGCACCAGCGGCGGCGGCAAGGGCGGGCCTTCGCAGCCGCAAACCACTGAATACAGCTATACTGTCAACGTGGCGATTGCCCTGTGCGAGGGCGAGATCACCCGTGTGGGCCGCGTCTGGGCAGACGGCGACGAGATCGCGCGCGATGCGCTGAACATGACTGTCTATACCGGCAGCACCGACCAGCAGCCCGACCCGCTGATGGAGGCGATCGAGGGCGCGGGCATGGTGCCGGCCTACCGTGGCACGGCCTATGTGGTGATGGAGGCGCTGGGGCTGCAACGCTTTGGCAACCGCGTGCCGCAGTTCAGTTTCGAGGTGATCCGGCCAGAGCAGCGCGGCGCGCAGGGGGCAACCCATGCGCTGCCCTACGGTGTGGAAGGTGTGGCGCTGATCCCCGGCACCGGCGAATATTCGCTGGCTACAACGCCGGTCAGCTATCAGGGCGATAACCAGTCGCGCTGGAGCGCCAATATCAACTCACCTTCGGGCAAGACGGATTTTTCCACTTCGATGGAGGCGCTGGAGGAGGAGTTGCCGGAGCTGAAATCCGCCTCGCTGGTGGTGTCGTGGTTCGGCTCTGACTTGCGCGCAGGCCAGTGCCTTGTGCAGCCCAAGATCGAGGATCCTGCGGTCGAGGGCGACGAGATGCCGTGGCGCGTTTCCGGCCTGACACGCAGCGCGGCGCAGGTGATTGCGCGCGGGGCTGACAACCGGCCGATCTATGGCGGCACGCCAGCAGATGCTGCCGTGATCGAAGCCATTCAGGCGATGAACGCGCGCGGCACGGCGGTGATGTTCTATCCGTTTATCCTGATGGACCAGCTGGAGGGCAACACGCTGCCCGATCCCTACACAGGCGAGGACGGCCAGCCTGCCTTGCCATGGCGTGGGCGGATCACCACCGCACTGGCGCCCGGTCAGGCAGGATCAACTGATGCGACACCAGCGGCGGCGGCTGAAGTGGCGGCGCTGTTCGGCACCGCTCAGGCCTTTGATTTCACTGTGCAAAATGGCGCTGTGACCTATTCTGGCCCGCAAGAATGGACGCTCACGCGGTTTATCCTGCATTATGCGGCGCTGTGCAAAGCGGCGGGCGGTGTTGATGCCTTTTGCATCGGCTCCGAGATGCGCGGGCTGACGCAGATCCGCTCTGCGCGCAATATCTTTC